TCTTATAGAGGCTATGAGTGCTGGATGCATATGTGTACATAGTAGTCTTGCAGCACTACCTGAGACAGCTGCTAATTGGACCCTAATGTATGATTATACACAGGACATGAATGAGCACGCTTCGAGGCATGCTTTAACTTTAGCTGATGCTATGAGATTAATTGAAGAACCATCTATGAAAGAAAGATTGCAAATGCAAAAGGCATATGCTGATGGTTTCTATTCATGGGATGTGAGATCAAAGCAATGGGAAGTTTTCTTAACATCATTACTAAGTAAATGACAAACAAACAAATAAATTTAGATACTTATTATAAGGGTACGGTAAAAGAACTACAAGAACAAGTCTATAAGCTCTATCAAAGAATTCAAATATTAGTAGACGAAAAAAAAGAGCTAGCCGATGAGGTCGAACGCCTCTCTAAGCTCAAGAAACTTTAATAAGTATTGATTTCTCTCTTTAGTATTCTTGATGAATACTTGAGGTTCGCTTTCACCATCAACTCCAATAATAGTTACTAGCTGAGGTATTTGTATACCTGTCATTTGTTCAAACATAAAGCTATAAGCTGCTTCCTGAACAAAATAATTCTGACACCATGCTTCAGGTTTCTTTTTCTTAGATGTCTTAAAATCTATAACAGACATTACTCCATTATATTCACCAACACAATCTACCTGTCCAGCTGATCGTAAGAAGTCAGAGAATAAAAATCCTTCTACACATTTAATTACTCCCAATGTATCACCAAGATGTTTTGACATTGCATCAAACATCTCTTTGTTAGATGGCATCACCTTAACATCGTCCATTGTTCCAAGAACATAATGCTCACATAACTTGTGAATAGATGTTCCTCTTGAAGCTGCTTTAGTTGTTATTTCATTAGCAACTTTTTCTCCTACCCGGGCGCGCCATTCTGTAATAGCCTTCTTCGTCATCTGCCCTGTTATAGTCGTTACTGACGGGTATAAAGTACCATCTGGTGTCTCATATAGTCTCTTACCGTTTACGTTCCTTCTAGGCAGTCTCTGAAGGTCTGAGAGCTGGAGATCGATCATGTTCTAGTCTCTCACTGCTTTAATAGCTTCTAAAGGCAAGATTACGCCCTGTCTATCATCATCAACATCAATAATCAATCCTTTAGACCAGTCTACATAAACTACATCATTTGGTTTGATGTATGTTACGTCTGGACCAACGGCAATTACCATTGCTGGTGCTGAGCCTGGTTTAGTATCATCGACGTCAGCTGAAAGAATAATACCGCCTTCGGTTTGTCTTTCTTTCTTTTCTTTTACTTTCATCTCTGCAACTAAAATGTTGTCTGTAGTCATCTTCATAAATTTTCTATTCCTTTGGTGTCGTACACCTTTTTATCTTTTGCGGCTTTCGCCTTCCATTTATCAACAGCTCTATTAACCTGACCTTGTTTACCAGACTTAGCTGAATTCATTTCCCTACCAAAATTAGATTGAGGATTCTGCTCACCTATCTTTTGTAGTACTTCATTAAAGCCATCATCGACTTTACGTAAACCATCTACACCACCTACGATCATAGGAGCACTGACCTTTTGTTTTACGTTTGGATTGTCCTTTAAGAACTCCTCACGTTCGGCTATTTTAAGCATTAGCTCAAATTCCTCACCGGTTTCAGTGTCTATGAAATCGTATAGTGGCATTATACGTCTTGGTTTTCTGCTTCGTTTAGAAAATCTGCAAAGGCCATCTTAACAGTCTTCTTACTACAGCCTTTGATCTTTCCATCTTTGACTTGTACTAAAAGAGCTGCATCATCAGGATCAATGGTCTCAAGTATCTGAACGAACATTTGTTCTCTTCTAGCTTGAGTGACATTTGCCTTACCTTCTAAGAACACATACATTCTTCTCATCTCTGTATGTAATGTTCCTTGAGCATCCATTGATTTGTCCAATGGTTTGTAAGGAGGGTTGCCTTCTGGAAGTGCCCACTTAATTCGATTGTCATATGCTAACTCAAAGATTCCTCTAAGCTCTCGACTATCGCATTGTTGTAGGATTTTTATTTTAGAAGCTACAGACTTTTCTTTCTTAACTTCAAGAATAATTTCACCCAGTCCATCTTTCTTTGCATTTGCTGCATTTGGATTTTGTAGTGCCATATTAAAACTCACTTATGTTTTCGATAAGATTATTTAATCTCTTTTTAACAAAGTAATTAAACAATCCATCTCGGCCACCTGGATCTACTTCGAACTGTTCTAATATTTGTTCTTGTAGTTCGTCAGGTGTGTTAATTAAATCAACCAATTTTTCATTTCTTATATAACCGGCTGCCCATTCATGGTGCCAATAGTCCGGAGCAATGTCTGCTTTTGCTACTGCCTCCATTATTTCTTGCAATCTTTTTGCTCGCATTGGCTTTTGACGGCCACCACTTACAAAAGTATCATCAGCTGATAAACAATTCGGAATTCCATCACCTCTATCTCCTTTAGCAATATGCTCTAAAAGATATTGTGCTGGATCTTTATGCTTTATCATTCTCTTTCTAACTGGATCATATTGACTCACATTTACAAATTGTTGTAATTGTATAAAGTCTTTATCTCCACTTAAAACTAGTATTGGTTCTCCCTCTCCTAATTGTACACCGAACTCATGACACAAGACACCAATAATATCATCTGCCTCAGCTGTATGTACTCTTAGATGCTTATAAGGAAAAAATTCTTTGAGCTCATCTCTAACAACATTCAAAGTATCAAATATATTTGGCCAATCTAAAACTGACTCATCTCTGTTTTGTTTTCTATGAGCTTTGTAGTATGGATATTCTTTCTTACGCCAGTTATTAGTATCATCACAACAGATAACTATTTCACCGTACTTGTCTTTGAATTTGTTTCTATACGATCGAATACCATTAAGCACCATATGTCTTAATAGCTCTTCATCAACAGTATTGGATCTACTGCTGTGTAGTTGAGCCATCAGGTTTGATATCATCACCTGATTTAAGTCTACTAATATCATAATTTATCCATATTAAAACTACCATTATACATTAATGGTATTATAAAGTCAACTGCTATTGGTCGTTATATAAGTCCTGCCATGTGCTGGCAAAAATCTTGCTTTCTTCGGAATTAACAACCTGCTCTGTTATCTTTTGAAGTGGATGATCGTGACCACACGCTTTTAACAATGCAGATTTTAATGCCTCACATACCATTAACAAATCTTGGTCTAGCTCTTTATTGCGTAATTTAATTCCTCTTGCTTCGATCTCTTCGAATAATTGATACGTAAGCTCAATGGAAGTGTTTAAAGAAAGCTCCGCTTGATAGCGCTTAATGTTATTAAGTCTTTCCTCCTCACTTACAGGTACGTTGTGAGAACCCATTTTTGGGAATTGAATTACTTCGCCCATGGAAGTATTTAGCTCACTTTTGTTTGGCTTCACGCGCTTTCTTCATTCTCTCAACAAATGCTTGCTTTTGTAACAGTCCCATTGGTTTTCTTTTCTTTTTAGTCTTAGTAGTCTTCTTGGTACTAGATGTTGAAACGAGTATATGTCCGTCTTCTGTATACTCAAGTCTAGGCATACCATAACTTTCTCGTTCTTCGTTCTCTAACTCTGGTGTCCAGTCTTGCATATAGTCATGATAGAATACACCAAATTCTCTTTTAGGCTTTCCGTTAGGATAGTAAGCCATTGCAATACATGCTCTCTTTACTTTTCTTTCCATATCACCTCCAGCAAATGGACTAGTATAATCACCCGTTCTCAAATAGGCATCTAATTGAGATATGTAACCTTCCCATGTCACTCTTCTTGCAAGTGCAGATTTATCTCCACTAACATGGGATCTATGTTCAGAGGTTCTATGCATCTTAGCTTCTTTAATCCACTCACGTACATTTTTTAAACTAAAGTCGTGGTCATCATCTAATGCTACAACTGATGGTGCAAATTGGGTATACTTAGGAGGGTTCTTTTTGTACCTCTCCTCTCTAGCCTTTGCTAATCTTTCTGCTGCTGCTAATTTAGCTTCCTCTTTCATATAGTTTCTCCAGTATGTGTAATTGTCTGTATGTGGTTGGCTCGTAAATTGATCCTAGTTTCTTACTATGCTCTATTGTTGAATCT